GGATTGCGATCCGTGCCCCCAAGTCCCTTGCCCTGCGCACGGTCATCGTCAAACTGCCGGACGCCACCGCCGTCAGCAGCCTGCCATTCAATGCGGTTGAATTCGTCAATACCTCCTGGGCCGTCGTGCGCCTCCAGACCAGCGCCGGCACCGACCTGGGCTACCTTGGCCCCAAAGGGGGAGGAATCTTCTACACCGACATGAAGTCGGCGAACGACTGGCGGGCCGGCGTCTATACCTCGCCGTGGATCGACCCGGATGTCGAAGTCTGGACCTACAACAATGGGACCACCGGCTATTACCACCTGCCACAGGCGTGGTACCACACCACGGCAGAAAACAGCTACAACGCCAATTGCTATGTTAGCAACGGCACCTACTATGGAACCTACTACGCCAATAACAACGCCCTGACCAGCAGTGCCGTCGTCAACAGCAGCGGAGAATTAATCGCCATTGCCTATTTCGGCATTTATTCCGGCAGCGGCGGTGTTGCAGCCGGAAAATACACCGGGGGGTGGCGACATAAATGGCTGCCTGACAGCCACAGTTATACCGAGTCCTGGCCCCCCCTGAACGTCAATTACAACTACCCGGACGCAGCATTTACCACCAACTTCAATCCTAGCCATCGAGCCCAATCTGCCGGCTGGAAAAATATCGCTGTCGCAGCCGCCTGGCTGGCTACGCAGGCACGCTTGGTACTGTTTGCCGCTGATTTCGCCACCCCTAATCAGGCATATCAACATGCCTACGACGTATCAGGTACCGTACCGAACAACCCTCTGCAATTAATCCCCTTCGGCTCAGATGACCGGACGGTTGCCCTAATCGTGCCGAGTGGATCAGGTCGCACACTCTACCGATTCAAGGTCGCTAATCAAGGGCAGATCACAGCGATGGGTAGTGCCAATTTCTCGACCACCGCTTTGTTCGTGAAACTGTCCGCAAACCGCATCTTCGTCAAGGACGGCGGCGCTTCTGGCGTTTATGCAATGGACGATGCCGGCGCGACCATTTCCCTCAAGTCTGCGACCCCAAGCGCCACCTACAACACCATCGGCGCAAGCAGTGTCAGCCTGGTGGGCACCTACCTGGACGACGGTGTTGCTCATCTCGGCAACGCCACCCTCGTCCTCGCCGCCGATGATACGGTGACCGCCTTTAGCTCACTGGCCGGATTGCCCGATAACTGTGTCCATGTTCGGGATGGTGTGTTTATCGACTCTCAGCAGGGCACCATGCTCTGGGTCAATCGAAGTGGCACCCTCAAAGACCTGTCGATCGGTAGCAGCTATAGCTACTACAACCGAGCATCATCGATCGAACTTGGCAAGATGCACGCCCCTTATTCCGGTGGCGTTCTGAGCACCGTTCACTCCTCTGGCAAAACGGTCTATTCAGCCGGCTATTGCAGCTTCGGCTTTTCTATCGACGCCCTGAATGGAGGCAAATAATGAGTCTGGTCATCCGAAAGTGTGACGGCTGCGTGGTCGCAGTCATCGGATCCACCGACGAGGTGGTGGTAGTCAACGAGCACGTCGTCACGATTCGTGGCGCGACCTTCGGCGGCGACGGCGGTTTCGACATTCTGGATGCCGCCGAAGGCGAAGAAGTCGTCGGCCTGTTCCATACCGGCAATGGGGTTTTTACAGCGCCGAGCGCACCGGAAAGTCCGGTCGAAACCCAGGAGGAGGTGGACGCCCGACGTGCGGAGCGTCTGCGCGACATCAATACCCGTTGCTCCAATGTCATCGGCCGGCTGCAGGAGGGCTATCCGGCCGACGAGGTACTGTCTTGGACGCAGCAGGTCGCCGAGGCCAAGGCCCTATTGGCCGATGCCCAGGCCGCCGCGCCGCTGGTTCGTGCCATCGCCACCGGCCGTGGCGTTGAGGTGATGCTGCTGGCTCAGAAGATCATCCAGAAGGCCGAGGCTTTTGCGGTGTTTTCCGGGGCGGCGATCGGCAATCGCCAGCGCCTGGAAGATGCACTGCATGCCGCCGGGACTCTCGCCGAGGTGCTGGACGTTGATCTGGAGGCAGGATGGCCGGCCCTCGGCTGACGACCTGGCGCTATGTGCTCCGGGAGCGGATCGAGCTGTTCGCTCCGGAGCTCATGGCGGTCGCCTACGCCGGCCCCTGGCTGGAAATCCGCCACTGCCGGCTGACGATCCCGGCCGGCTATGCCTGGGACGGGTGCAGTCCGTCCGTTCGGCTGCCGGGCAGCCGGCTGCTCCCCGGCGGTATCTGGATCGGCCCCTGGGACGGTCCCCTGGGGCAGGATGGTCGACCGGTGTCATGGCGGGCGTCTCTCGTCCATGACGCGCTGTGTCAGTTCCGCGCCGAAATCAAGGGACTGACAAAAGAAACCACGGTGCGCCTGTTCGCCAAGTTGCTGCGCGAAGACGGTGCTCCCGGCTGGATGTACCGGCTCTACCCGGCCGCCGTGGATTTATTCGGGCCGCAAGACTTTAGGGTGTAAGGATCGGCCTTACACCTGCCGGCGCGTGACCCCCGCGCGCGCGGACGGCAACATGGGCTGCACCCATTGCACAGGAGCAGCCCATGCCCGCCGACTACCACCACGGCGTACGCGTCTTCGAGCTTTCCGAAGGCCGACGCCCGATCCGCACCATCGAAACCGCCGTCATCGGCCTGGTGGCCACCGCCGCCGATGCCGATACCGCCACCTTCCCCCTCAACACCGCCACCCTGGTCACCGACGTTCGCACCGCCCTTGGCAAGGCAGGAGAAAACGGCACCCTGGCCCCGGTGCTGGATGCCATCGCCGACCACGGCTCGCCGGCCTGCATCGTCGTCCGCGTCGATGCCGGTGCCGATGCCGCCGCCACCACCAGCAACATCGTCGGCGGCGTCACCGCTGGTGGCCAATACACCGGCCTGCAGGCGCTGCTCACTGCTCAGGCCAAGTTCGGCGTCCGCCCGCGCATTCTCGGCGTTCCAGGGCTGGATACCCTGCCGGTGGCCAGCGAACTCGTTTCCATCGCCAAAAAACTGCGCGGCTTTGCCTATCTCTCCGCCAGTGGCTGCGAAACCAAGGAAGCCGCCGTCGCCTACCGCGACAACTTTGGCGACCGCGAAGCCATGGTCATCTGGCCGGATTTCCAATCCTGGAGCACCACCGCCAACGCTACCGTCACCGCCCCGGCGATTGCCCGCGCCCTCGGCCTGCGCGCCCAGATCGACGAGGACATCGGCTGGCACAAAACCCTCTCCAACATCCCCGTCCAGGGCGTCACCGGTATCAACCGCAACGTGTTCTGGGATTTGCAGGACCCTTCCACCGACGCCGGCTACCTCAACAGCAACGAAGTCACCACGCTGATCCGCCGCGACGGCTACCGCTTCTGGGGTTCCCGCACCTGCTCGGCCGACCCACTCTTTGCCTTCGAGTCCTACACCCGCACCGCCCAGGTGCTGGCAGACACGATGGCCGAAGCGCACTTCTGGGCCAACGACAAGCCGCTCAACCCCTCGCTGGCGCGCGACATCATCGAAGGCATCAAAGCCAAGGGCCGCGAGCTGGTCAGCAACGGCTACCTGCTCGGCTTTGACTGCTGGCTGGACCCGGCTGTCAACGACGAAGTCGTGCTCAAAGCCGGCAAGCTCTACATCGACTACGACTACACGCCGGTCCCGCCGCTGGAAAACCTGNNCGCCAGCGCAGCACCGACCGATACCTGGCCGACTTTGCCAGCCGCATCGCCACCGCTTAAGGAGCTGCCATGTCATTACCCGCAGTACTTACTCACTTCAACGTATTTGCCGACGGCGTCAGCCTACTTGGCGAAGTCGACGAGATAACCCCGCCGAAAATCTCCTACAAGAGCGAGGAATATATCGGCGGCGGTATGGCCGCACCGGTCGACATCCATCTGCATCTGCAAAAAATGGAGATGGAAATCACCTGTGCCGGCTGGCTGAAGGACGCAATCAAGCAATTTGGCCTGGCCAAGGCCGACGGTGCCATGTGGCGATTCGCCGGCGCCTACACCGTGCCGGATAGCGGCGACGTGATGGCCGTCGAGATCATTATGCGCGGCCGCTTTTCTGAAATCGACCGCGGAAAATCCAAG